TGCTGGCAATTATTAGATGAATCATACAGAGTTTATGGTTGACCCCGCTTGTAAATCATTACGAGACGAGTTGCATCTCTTAGGCATTAATACTAAGGGCGCTCTGAATAACAACGGCGAAGTACAAGGTTATAGTCAAGGAATAGAAGTAGGTATTGAGCGTTTACAGAATGCTATGAGTGACGAACGCTATTACCTACTAGAGAATAACACTTATCACCATAATGGCATTTTAACTGAAATAGGAATGTATGTGAGATTAGACAACGGAAAGCCGATAGACAACTATAACCATGCTTTAGATAGCGCGAGGTACGCAATAAATTACTTCTATAAACGATATGTGAATTAAGGGGGTATAAAGATTGTTTTCTAATATTAAAAATTTTATTATAAAGGTTGGTGTAAAGATGGGCATTATTAACGATTTACAAGGCTTAGAAGAAGTAAAGGGTATTAATATACCTGTTGAGTTTTACGAGCATATAAAGCTATGGAAACAACTTCACAAGGGATATGCTAAGAGTATCCATGAAGTGCAATCTCATTCAATCGGTCGCGGTTCGTACAAACGTACACTAGCGACTTTAAACATTCCTAAAGTAGTGTCACAAGAAATTGCTACATTGATTTTCAATGAACGCTCGAACATTAGTATTAGTGACGAAAACTATAATCAATTCATACAGGATGTATTTAAAGACAATGCTTTCAACTCAAACTTCCAACAATATTTAGAATTCATGTTCTCTCAAGGCGGTATGATAGTTAAACCGTACATTGAAGGTGGCAAGATTCGAATTGGTTACAGTACAGCGGAAAACTTTATTCCTGTATCGTGGGACAGCACGCGAGTGAAAGAGGCGGTATTCCCTTCTTATATTACTAAAGGCAAAAATCATTACACTCTACTAGAATGGCATTTATTCGAGCAAGGCGTTTATGTAGTACGGAACGAATTATATCGTAGCGATAACAAGGAAAAGTTAGGTACTAAAGTTCCATTGTCGGAGGTATTTCCTGACCTGGAGCCAGAAGTTCGGTTTAATAACGTTGATCGACCGTTATTCACTTACTTTAAGCCGAATACAGCGAATAACATAGATAGTTCTTTACCTCTGGGTATTTCGATTTATGCAAACAGTATCGACACATTGAAAACTATTGATACTATATTCGATTCGTATTTACGAGAGTTCCGATTAGGTCGTAAGCGTATCATTGTACCAACTAGCGCTATTAAGTCTACACCTAACGCTAATGGAACCTTTGACCGCTATTTCGACGCTTATGATGAAACATACGAAGCTATGGATGTCGGTGGTATGGATAGCGACTTTATGAAAGAGGTCAACCTAACTATTCGTGCGCAAGAACACATTAGCGGACTTAATACAGCTTTAGACACTTTGGCTTTACAAATTGGTTTCAGTGCGGGGTCGTTTAGCTTTGAAAAATCAGGGCTTAAAACAGCTACAGAAATCGTTAGTGAGAATAGCAAAACATTCCGAACTAAGAAATCACATGAGAATGTAATTGAACAAGGTATTACAGACGTTATCAAGGCTATCGGAATCTTAGCTACAGCTTCTGGACTATACCGTGCGCCAGTTGATTACGATGTAACAGTTTCATTTGACGATAGTATCATTGTAGACAAGAACGCTCAACTAGACAACGAAATTAAGGCCATTAGCGCGGGCATACAATCGCGAGTAGACGCTATTATGAACTATTACGGCCTAACGCAAGAAGAGGCTACATTAAAGCTACAGCGCATTATGAACGAGGACTTAATTGGAGCGCCGGACATGCAGACGATAGCCGATTCAATTACACTAGGCGGTAGTTTAGAATAAACAGTTGACGTATATTTTTATATATGGTAAGGTTGCTTTAGTTAAAAAGAGGAGGAGTTAAAGTGGATAAAATTATTTTAACTAAACGTCAAGCGGTGGCTTTAGAAAAGGCTTTAGAGAACAACTTTACAAAAGAAATTGTTTTAACAACTCATGTTAGTGTACATTTAAAAGACGACGGGAAATGGAAGGGCGATAATTATCAATACTTGAATCAATTGAGTATTGAACAAATGGCAATCGCTTTATATGTAGGTTATGAGGTAGAGAAAACGAAAGAAGAAATTATATTAGAAACATACGAATATTGTAATGGTTTTAATGATGAAAAATTAAGAAACTTTTATAAGCGAGGTATATACGATTTATTGAACATTTTAGACATGAAAGTAAAAGGTATAAACGAATGAAGGCAATAGTAGATAACTTACTTTGGCAAAGTGACTGGAACGGGTACGAGGTAGGTTTTCCTACTGTACCTGTTGTAGGTTTATATCATTCACCTGAATTAAATTGTGATTTTTATATAAGTTGTGAAGATAGCAAAGTATTAATGATTATTAGTTTAGATGAAGAATAGAGGTGTAAGATGGTAAGAATAACACCGTATCAATTAGATAGTTATACAGCCCCTTTAATCAACATTTACGGAGAGATAGAGCAAGATATATTTCTCCGGATGGCTCAACTCTTAAAGACTAGGGATGGTGTAGGTTTTGAAGGTGCTCTAGCGTGGCAAGCAGAGAAGTTGCAACAAGTTAGGGCTTTTAACCAGGAAACTATTGTAGCGCTTTCTAAGGCTACTGATTTGAGCGTACAGGAAATAACTAATTTATTTAGAACTGTTGGAATAGATACTATTCAGACAATTGATGAACAAATAGCAGACCGTTTGACAGCTATACCAATACCTTCTGATATCGACATCATATTACAGGAATATGTAGACCAAGTTTTTGACGGCTTAGACAACTATGTGAACGCTGTTTTAATTACAACAGCACTAGGTAAGGGTGTGGCACAACGAACGCTAGAGGATATAATAGAACGCGTTACGGCACGTGTATTAGTTGGTAACATTACAGTGAATCAAGCGGTAGCACAAGCGGTTATACAAGCTAGAGAAAAAGGATTACCTTCGGGGTATCGTAATAAAGCCGGACGAATTATGAATATTCAATCTTATACAGACGCTGTTGTGAGGACTACCGTTAATCGTACTTATAATGAGTTGGCTATAAGACGTATGGATGAATATGACGTTCATTTAGTAGTAGTAGACCACTATTCGGGCGCTAGGCCCGCTTGTCAAGGTATACAAGGTACTGTAGCTTCTACTCGTAAACGTAATACCGAAGGTTATAAGAGTATATATGACTTTAAATTCGGAGACCCAGACGGATTCAGAGGAAGTAACTGTAGGCATAGCATGAGACCGTTCATCCCAGAATTAAACACGAACAACAATAATCCACCTAGTATAGAAGAGGCGGATAAAGTTTATAAGCAGATGCAAAAGCAAAGAAGTTTAGAACGCGAGGTTCGTAAGGCTAAGCAAAACTTGCGTATTGCCGAACAAGTAGGCGACCAAGATAGTATTGATAAATGGAAAAAGAATATAAGAGTGCGACAAACTAAAGTTAAACAATACACAGAGCAAACTGGATTAGCTAGACGTTACGACAAGGAGAGATTAATATAATTAATTTAGCTATTTCTTTAATAGTTGCATGTGGATCACTGGCCACTTCATTACTGGCTATATGGGTTATTGAGAAACAACATTATAAACAGTTAGAAAAGGCGCGGAAAAACCGCCTTAAATAACAACTTATGATATATTTATTAATGTAATAGTCGAATCCAACAGACTAGCTAACTAAAGAAAAAGGGTTTAATTGCATGATGGGTGAATAGCGTAATAAGTCGCTACGGGTAATGCAATGGATTGGTTAGCATAATAAACGCGAATAGGAGCGTTGTACGGGACGCTGTTATAAATACCGTACTTTAATTTGCGAGAAGGCTAGTGTTATTTAAAATCTACCGATTGAAATAGGCGGGTCATTTCTATTTCCCTTGTTGCGTGAGGTGTGACACGCTAAAAAACATTAAAAGGAAAGAGGTATAATATGTTAGTAGAATTATTAGGTGAAGAGTTGGCTCAACAAGTACAAGCTAAGTTAGGGGATAAGCAATTAGGTGTCGTTAATGACGGAAATTGGATTCCAAAAGCTAAGTTTAATGAAAAGATTGAGGAAAACAAGCAACTTAAAGCCGATTTAACAGAACGCGATAAGCAACTAGAAACACTTACACCATTAGCTACAGGTAATGAAGAGTTAATGAATCAAATTAAACAGCTACAGGAAGCTAATGAGTCTACTAAAGCTGAATTCGAAGGTAAGGTCAAAGAAGTTACTTTAAACAGCGCTATGAAACTAGCATTGAATGATAAAGTTTTAGACTTCGACATTGTTTCCGGCTTAATCGACAAAAATTCAATTGAACTAGACGAGAACGGAAATATCGTAAAAGGCTTAGAAGAACAAATTGCTTCTTTACAAGAAGCGAAATCATTCCTATTCAAGCCAAATGAAGAGCCACAACAAGTGCCTGAACCTGTATTACCTAATATGTCTATTGGTAATCCACAAGGGGCGAATGAAAATAATGATAACGTCTGGGCTCAAGCTTTAGAAAATGTCCTGCGGTAATCATATAAACTAAAATAATGAAAAGAGGTCATATAACATGGCATTAGGAAATAACAACGAACTAGCGGTAGGTCGTTACGAAAAGCAATTCAAGGACTTATTACAAACTGTATTTAACAAGCGTTCATACTTCTCGGATATGAGTGCGGGCGGTATCGAAGCATTAGACGGCGTTAAAGAATCGGCAACAGCTTTCTCTGTTAAAACTTCTGACATCGCGGTGACAGTTGGAACTTATAATACTGACGCTAATGTAGCGTTCGGTACAGGTACAGCAAATACTACACGTTTTGGTAATCGTACCGAAGTTATTTACTCAAAC